ATCGCAGGCCTTTGGTTTAAAATTGTCAACATCTTTTTAAGGTTAAATGGCGATCTGGAGTAAGGAATAGTTGACTTTCTTCTTTGCGGCGCTGTGCCAGCGTATCGCACACAACTTTTTTACCTGTATGCGGATCGGTGATCTTATCCCATGCTAAAAAATGTGTGGCCGCTTCGGCGTAATTCTTCTCATTGAGCTTAACCAAAAGCGTAGATTCCTTGAGTGCGCCCGTACCTACATTGTAGGTAAATGATACCAGCGCATCAAATTGATTTTGGGAAAGGGGTATTTTCACTAAACCGTTAACTGCATTTTCGTATTGGCCGAGTGTGTTTTTAAACAATGCGTCTGCCTGCGTTTGGTTCGCAAGTACATCGCCCGGTTTTACTCTGATGCCGTCATGATATAGGGTAGTCCCATAACCTATGGTCCACACGCCTGCCGCATCACGGTAGGCAGAGAGCCGGAGCCCCTCAAAGTTTTTAATGATCTTAAATCCGTTTTCGCTTAATTGCATATCTGTATTTTTTGGTGTCTTGCTTTTTCGTTTACTTTCTGTTTAGCGATGCGTCTATTCTGCGGGCGTTATGGTTTTGGCCGGTGTGAAGAAGTTTTTACTGAGGTAGGATAGCCCTGCCGACAGCGCCACGCTGCCGATGCTTTTCCAGTTAAAAGTGAGGGTGCCGGCCTGCAGGCTGGTTTGTATGGCAGTGATCATGGCGCCGCCAACGGCGACTAAAAGCCCTTTCCCCAGATCCTTAAGATCCAGGGAAAATAGTGAGGATGTTTTCATGAGGGTTTGGGGGGGGGAATTGTAGGTTTAGCTGAGTCCGTGCGGTTGACTTTTACACTTAATATATTTTTTGTTTCTTTGGAAGAATGACGAAAGACAAAATTGCAGGTATTCAATATTTACGTGGATTAGCTGCATTGGGTGTTGTTTTTTGTCATTATGGCTCTAGTTTAATTTTATACCCTCAACTATCGCTTTTCTTTAATTTTGGTCAATCAGGCGTATTTGTTTTCTTTTTAATAAGTGGATTTATAATAGTTTATTCACTAATTAAATCGAATTACAAACCAAACCAGTTTTTTAAGTTCTTGCTCAAAAGATCGATAAGAATAGACCCTCCATATTATGTTGTTATCTTATTAACCATTTGCCTTTTTAAAATTCTGTCCCACATTCCATCATTTAAGGGTGAACCGATAAATTTCGTTCCGACTCAACTCATAGCGCATGTTTTATATATAATCCCTTTTACTAAATATTCGTTTTATAACCATGTTTTTTGGACGCTATGTGTTGAGTTTCAATTTTATTTACTAATAGGCTTTTTTTACTTCCTAATTAGCGACTCGTGGTATAGAATTATTTTTCTGCTTTTGTTTAGTATTAGCAGTCTGATCCCATTTCCAAATGCGTATTATATTGTATTTCATTATGGAGTAATATTTGCACTCGGTATTTCACTCGTCGGGTTTTATCAAGCTCGGAAATGGCAAAACATCGTCGTCCCGCTATGCTTGATAGTGGCAATATTATTTCAGTTTGGTGTGTCGATTTTTATGTTGCTCCTCTTAAGCTGTATAGCCATTTTTTATTTTAATTTTGAATCAAAACTATTAGCTTTTTTAGGCGATATATCATACTCTCTCTATCTTACCCATCCGCTAATATTTATAATTTTTTGTGGTATCGCTAAGAGATTAGGTGCCGATTTTAATCATTATCAATTGTTTTGGCTTTTTGTAGAAGTTTCGATTGCCTTATTTTTTGCTTATTGTTTCTATCTAATAATCGAAAAGCCATCCATAAACTTATCAAAACGGATCTTTTACAAAAGAGTTAAGGATTAGTTAGTGTATATCCATTTGAATTAAGTATAGCTGGCGATGCTAATGTATAAATTGCCTTTACGGAAACGTCGGCTAGTAATCGTTTGATACCTGAACCACTAAGAGTGAGGTTTTGGTATCCTGGAACTATATCTGATGGTGTTGTTATATCCTGGTCAGCCAAAGCCCCATAAATAAATGTGTTCATGGCCTGATTGCAAAATAGCCTACCAGTCGCCATCGGTGCAACTATATTCTGATAGTTGCATACACTTCTATTATCAAAAACGGCAGTGGTGTCTACTCCATTTATTGTTCCTGTAAGATTAATGCCACCGAGATATGCGCTATTTTGACCAATATTTATTAGTGTTACTCCTGAAGCTATAAACATGCCCATATAAGTGATAGCCGCATTATTACCAGCTGACCAAAGCCCAATATTCATATTGGCAGTTATATTAACTGGTACGGAACCAAAGTAAATCCCCGCTCTTGCGTCTCCAATAAAGTCCCCTGATAAATTTGTTGTGGGACTTCCAGTAAATGATATCGAACCTGTTCCATCGAGTATACTGAGCTTATTAAAACCAAGGGTGCCACTTCCAGATGCAAGTAGTGAGCCAGAAAAGGCAGTTGCACCATTACATGTAAAGTCATTATCGCCCATTTGCAAACTTCCCTTTACTAAGGTATTATTGCTGACTGTCGTATTTCCTCCCAAAGCAACAATCCCATTGACAGTTAGATCATAATAAGAAGGATATGCCAATGTTATAATTACTCCAGGTTGCACCTGAATATTAGAAGTACCGCTGTGATTATAATTGAATATTCCAATGGGCATAGCTTCATTGTTATTACCAAAAGCGTAAGTTCCTTCGATATTTAACGTTGCTGTGGCGTCTGCCCCAGTTATACTGCCATTATTCACCCATCCGCCGATATTGAGGCCAGAATTAGCCGCTATCGTAAGCGTTTTCCCTGTGGCGATTACAACATTATTGCTGCCCGTCGATTGAGGTAAATTGCCACTTCCTGTTAATGTCCAGATCTGAGTTGTTAATACATTTAGTGTTCCCGAGCCAAAATTTACTCCATTACGGATATCGCCTGAAAAATCGCCTGATATATTAACAGTCGGATTGTCTAAAAAATTAATGGACCCCGAGCCATTTTGTATCGACAATGTCGTGAGACTAACAGTGCCAGCTGATGAACCCTTAGTTAAGGTGCCGCTGATATTACTTATAGCAATTATGCTATTGTAGCTTCCTAGCTCAAGAGTTGAACCTATGTCGATAGTTAGAACTCCGTTTACAAAAAAATCAGCATGAACGTATTTAATATTTGTATTACTTATCTCTATATTAAAGTAATTTACTGGCAATACAGGTTGGTTTAAAGAAGATAGATATTTCACAGTGGACTGACTTCCTGAATAAAATCTATTTATATAGTTGTCTATTCCTCCTAATGCTAAAGTTATATCACTAATAGTTGTGGAGAAATCCACCGCGCCATCACACTGTAAATTGCCGTTTATTATTAGTAGATTTTTGTAGCGATTTGTTGTAGCGGTCAAGACACCATTCCGAGCAATAAATAAATTTCCAATGGTATGATTAAATAAATATTCGGAGTCTAAATCGTTGTCATAATTCACATTATGCTCCACACAAACATCATCTCCTTGCTGCGGAACGCTATGTTTACGCTTGCCATTACTCATCCAAATAGCGGGATCGCTCCAGTTGCCGTCCTTTACGGTGTACCATACGTTACGCTTTCTCAGCATAGATAAGTTAAACGGGGATGTAGATACTGCTTGCATATTTTGTGTTGTGGGAGTTTTTGGTGGCGTTGAAGATTGGACGTTGTTTAGAAATTTCGCTGTTTAACCATTACATAGATGTCGGCGGTTAGCGCGGCTTTATTCCTTAGGTAGATAGACTCGGTGCTTTCCAGCGTCATTACGCGGTTGCCGGCTAAATCAATATCAAATAATTGCGGCGCCAGGGCAGCCAGTGAAGCTAATTGAACGCTGCCGTTGTTCCCCGCGCTTGCTGCGACTGCTATCTGCGTTCTGTTGAACTGAGCAGTGGCGTTTGATCCCGTTGGGCAAATGATGATGTCAAAGTTCCTTGAGTTCGATGCGTCTGTGTTTCTGAACAGCACATCTAAAATAACGCTGGCATTAGTGGCGCCGGTTGCAATTAAGGTGTCGGTATTGATGGCCATGCCAGAAGCAAGATCAATGGCCGGGTAGGTACTGGTAAGGGTTGCGAATGAGGTGGTATTTGAACTGCTGGTCATAATGTGGATTGATAAAAGTTATATGAAAAATTAGATGATCCCCCGCCTGTGGGCGGGTCTATCCATTCGGTATCAAAGTCTGTGTTTGAATTTTTAGCCAATACTTGTCCGGTGGTCCCGCCGGTCGGCAGGGTTTTGCTCAGCGCCGATGTGATTTGGGCCTGTAGCTTGCCTATGGCTGATAAAATGGTATCGGTGGTCGTAACCGAACTGACCGAGCCAAAACTTATTCCTGTTAACACCGTCGCCAAAACCCGGGCAATGGTGAAATAAAGGTTGGTAGTTCCCTCAGGTACCGCGTCAGTACTTCCCGGCGAGGCTACCAACTGAATATAAGTTGAACCGCTCCACCTGTATTCGGCATTGGTATCAAGAGTGACGTATATTGTACCGGTTGCTCCGGTGGTGGGTAAAGCTGTATAGCTGGCAAATTCTAAAACCTCATCAACATAAGCAGGTAGTTGTGTGGCTGACACTTTTCCGGTAGCATCTAAGCCCGCATAACCATTTGGCTGATTTTTATTTGTGGTACTTTCAGGCGTATATTCTAAGCTATCCTGTTTAGCGGCTAATGCCGCAGCCAGGTTGGTATTGTCTGCCGGTTCACCGGAAAGACTGGCGAATGAGTTATCTTCCCATTGCGTATTAAAGTCGGAACTGTCTGCCTTAACTAATATCTGCCCTGCTGTGCCGCCCGCCTGGAACCCGGCGCCGATAAGTGATACGCCGGCACCCCAAACACCGGCTGTTTTAGGACCGAATAGGTTATAGGTTGAAGTGTTTATATAAAAATCGCCGTTGGCGCCAGTACTGCTGTTGGACGGTGCAGTGATCCCGAACAATAGGGTATTTCCGTTAAGGCCGTTTGTGCCGTTTGTCCCCGCGTTGCCCTGAGGCCCCTGGGGACCGGTGGCCATTGAAAATACCTGCGACCATGTGCCTGACAGTTTTTGATAGAAGACACCGGTTAACGTATTAATATAGCTGTCGGCATTTTTTCCGGTGGAAGAACCCGGCGCGCCGGCGCCATAAAGCAATGTGCCATCGGCAGCGTTTGCGGCAGGCAGGGCATAAACAACAATCCATACGCCTGCTGTTTTTTGCGCGAATGATCCGGTAGTCGTGTTCACAAACACATCGCCATTATTACCCGATGTGTTTTGAGGTAACACGGTACCGAAAGAAACCCTGGCGCCGGTGGGCAGGTTTGCTTCAAGGAAAGACAGCAGCTGCGTAAAGGTATATTGATAGTCCGTTCCGCTATCAACCAAAACGGAAATATCCGAGGCGTTGATGGCAATGGCTATAGGTAATTCGGTTATTTTTTTATCTGTAGGCATAGTATTTTTTTGATTACACAGATTTTATTTTTCGATTTCACCGATTGGGGATTGATTTCACTCCAAAGGAGCCCTGTGGGCCGATTAGAAATAGATTCAGCGATTTCAATTTTATCCTGTTAATCTTATTAATCCAGCAATAGTGTTCAGAATTGCGTAAATGGCAAGAATGCAGTTTCGTTTGGGCGGCAGATCCCCGCGAGGTAATTGTAATTTGTTTTATCAACGCTGCGAATACGGGGACCGGCCTGCCTGCTGTTTTTATTCCGGCCGTTGTATTGCCAAAGTGGGAAGTCGTCTTTATTATCCCAAAGGAATTTTTCCACCTCGTTTGCATGTGCGTTGGCTATACTGCGTTGCTGCTGTACCAGTTTTACAATATCTCCTGGCGCTACCGGGTCGCCATTATCATGATGTTTTACAACCGGACCGCTTGCCGTGTAGTGCACCGCGTCTGCTTCAATAAAACGCGCGAATGTGAAGTATACCAGCGTTGGCAGCAGTCCTTCATATAGCACGATATGGCCATTTTTGTCGAGATATTCGCTGCCATTGAGCAAATCCTTATAAGGCTGCGGCGTTGTATCTTTTAAAGTGCCGTCATCATTGAAATTTTGGATAAAATCGTAGTATAATGCATGGCCAAGGAATGGTTTCAGGTCAAGATCCTGCGCTTTCCTGATAAATGCGTTAAGGCGTTCGGGTCTGATGTTTACGGATATGTCCTCGTAAGTGCGAAAAGTAGTTTGGTTGATGATGTTCATTGGTTGGTTGGAATAAGTTTTAAGGGTTAAAAAGGGTTGTAATGGTTGTAAGAGTTGGAGCGGTTGTAATGAGTTGAAGTTTTTTACAACATTTACAACCCTTACAACTTATTCTAACTTTTTAGCCACCCACCATCTCCTCTGCCTCCGCTGTTTTAAAGCCGTAGGCATACACAAGCGTGGCTACCTTATTTTCTGTGGGTATATCGGCCAGCAACAGTTGATTAATACTTGCGCCGGCTTTGATGCCCGGGCTATCGTCTGCAACATTTGCTGGGACAGGTTGGATATTCCAGTTCCCTCGCGGATTTATGTTAAGGTGATAATGGCCGAATATTTCGGCAAAGGTTTCGGAAAGCTCCAGCCTGTCAGGAGCTGTATTGTCATTGAACTCACTTATCGCCTGTTTCTTTTCGCCGCCGTTGCTGAGACCTGTCGATTTTTCGGAGTTGATCAACTCTTTTGGAATCGAAAACCCTTTAATGATGCGCGCCTCTACCGATTTTTCAGTGGTTTCAAAAAGCTTGTCATTATTTTGGATGGAGTAAGGCTTAAACTCCGGTTTGGAGCTTTCATCTTCATATTCAATTACTATTATTTTCTGCGCGCTTTTTGCTCCCTGGAACGAACCAAGATCCTTTTCTAACTGGGATGGGATATTGATACCCTGCAGCTCATCATTGTCGGGTCCGCTATTGTCAGCTTCTTCCCGACGCGATTGCATGAAGAGCATTGTAGACGGCAGAAAGCCTGTTGTAACTTCGCGGTTGTTAAAGATCTTTATCCCGGCTTCGGTTTCAAAATCCTCCCATACCGAATCAGCTTCTATCAGCGGGTAATCATCAACCTCGGGATTGAAATAGAACAACTGTCCTTTATAGTTTTCCCATCCGCCGGCAGCTTTAATCTGGTTTCTTATGCTTTGTTCATCGGGGTTATACTTATCAAGAAAAGTGATCTTGCTGCGCATGATATTTTTCCAGGTCTTTCGTCCCCAGTCAGAGTAAAGCGCATACTTACCCGCAGTGTCCGGGCAATCGGTATCGCCCATGCGGATATCCTCGAACTTAACGTAGTTCACCGAGCTTATTTTGAAATTGGCATTGTAGTTTACATGGATGCCAAAACCGGTGAACAGCGCCTTATCAGTAGCTACGGCTTTCAATAATTTCGCCAGCGTCAGCCCTTTTTCATTGATGATCTGTTTACCCAGATCCGGTTCCCCGAATCCGTTGCCGGCTATAAATTTTGTTCTTTTGTTCCAGCAATCCTTTGCTGTGGGCGAGCCGGCTACCAGTTCGAGCATGCGTTGCGGATAAGCATTATCCAGGTCGTAGTTAAGTATGCCAAATGTTTGATTCGGTCTTACAAATATCCTCTGCTCTATTTGTGGTAGGTATGTTTTCATGTTTTATGATTTCACTGATTTTTATTGATTTCAGCAATTTTTTGTCATTATGTCATTGGTCATTAAGTCATTTGATTTTATGCTGGATGTGAACGGCTTGCCTACTTTTCAATGACTTAATGACTCAATGACCAATGACTAGCCCACTACCCCATCAGCGCTTCAAGAGCAGCAATAGTGCTTGCATAGGTAGCTGTGCCGCTTACAGGCGCGATAGATACTGCACGCGGAGGGTATGGTTCTCTTAGTTTATCCGGATTAGTCAGTTTTAACTTATAGCCGCCATCCATATTTTCGTCTGCCGCGCTGCGTTCTGCATCAGTTAGGGTCAGGCCGTTTACTGCGCCGAACAACTCGATTGCGGAATCGCTGGAATTATAGTTGTTTATTGCAATGGCGCATACCCGACCATAGCCCATCGCCATCAGCTGCTTCTTCACATCGACAGACAGTCCGGCGACGTTAAAATCTATTTCCTCGGTATACCGCGGCCCAACCGGGGTTTTGGCCAGTTTCGATACGGTGTTGAAGCTGTTGTTTGTTCCTTCAAACTTGTAGATCTTGCTGCTAGCTACTGCTGTTAAGCCGGTAACGATAAGCGGATTTGCAGTATCGTAGGTGAGAGCGATGTCATCCCGGTTAAAGATGTAGATCACATCCTCAATACCGGCAGTGACGGGAGCATCCGCTCCCAAACTGAATCCCGCGTTTATTTTGTTGTAAATTGACATGTGTTAGTTGATTAGCCCCCTAACCCCCTAAAGGGGGAAAGAAGGATGTGTTTTTGTAAAAACTGTTTTTTGATTAATTTGCTCCCCCTTCAGGGGGTTGGGGGGCTTACGCCGACAGGTAGAATATCTCGTTAGCAAATTTGAAGCTCACTGCTGCCTTCATCCTGGCTTTCATGCGTACCACGTTATCGTTGGTGTACGGTTTCATGTAAACCGTTGATAACTCAGAAGCGTCACCCAGCAGATCGACACCCAAAAACAGGTTGGAGGAGCGTGCGCCTAAAATGGTATTTGCCTGCCAGTGATTCATGATCTGCAATGGGATACCCAGGTAATCCATCTTTTTCATGTCGGTGAACGCGTTGATAACGTTCAGCGCCTTATTGGCCTGTGCCTGAGCAAAGGCGTAACCAACATGTAAGGGGATTTGCAGGTTAAAATCATCCTGGATGCGGTCGGCTGGATCAAGCTGGGCATAAACGCTGCCTAAAACCTGCAACACGTTGCTCACGTTGATGTAGCTGATGGTCGCAGCCGTTGAGCTGCCTGAGAAAGTAGCTGCAAGGCGGCTGTTTACTTCGTTGTAATTGCGCACCAGTTTAAAAGTAGTGGCGCTTGTCACCTGGATAAAGTATGATTGCCCTTGAACAACAATGCCCGGTGCGCCGTTCGTGGTGTCTTTACTCGAGCCAGTTACCGCCGTTACTGTAACCACGTCGCCGTCAGCTAATGCCGACGTATCCGATACGGTAACATTGCCTGAGCCATCGATACCTGATGCGGTCATTGATGTGGCGGGTTTGCCAAGGTTAACTTTATAAACCCCGGACGCCGCGGCAATGCTTGGCAATAGGCCGGGGAATGCCGCAGTAAAGCTTGCCTCTTTTGTTGAACCTTTACCCAGCCAGTACAAGCGTTCGTTAGCTATCTGTATTTTGGTGAGGTAGCGTTGTACCATGAAGTCGGAAAGGTCAACGATGCCCTCATAATCCATAAAAGCGCCGGGTTTAAGACTTTGCGCTTCCCACGACTGGATAAGTTTGTCCCATTGTTCCTGTTTCATAAATTCGTACACCACGGGGTCAAGGTAGCTTTCATTTTGTGAGGCAGTGGTTCCCTGGTCGTGGAAAATGCCCGATGGATCCTGTAAAACCACGTTGTCGTCAACATCAAGTATTATCTTGCGTGCTTTCACGTCGTTAATAACTGTGAGCAGTCCGCGCTTTACTGAGTCAGCTTCCAGCAGCGTGCTTGCCATAAACCCGGCCAGCGCTTCGCCGGCATAGGTATTGTTTGTAAATGTAAATTGAGCCATGTTTTGTTTGAAGGGTTGTAAATGTTAGAAGTGTTGTAATAAGTTGTAAGTGTCGGAATGTTGTAGAAGTGGGGCTAGTAAGGTATTTTGCAAAAATTGTAACGCGAAGCATTCGCTTTCCATTTTTCACATTTACAACTTCTACAACCTTTGCAACTAACGCGCAACCGCTTTCCTAACGGCGTTTTGTGCCAGAGTAGTTTGTGGTGCGAAGAAGGGGAGAGGTTCTGTTTTTGCTTTGTTGCTGCGTTTTGAACTTTCGGGGGTAAAGTCTGATTTGATCTCGTTTTTTACTTCTTCCCGGGTTTTT